GCCAACAATGTTCTGGAATTCTGTCATCATGGCATCAAAGTCATATTCCTTTTCTGCCTGTTGGTGTACTGTTGATTTTTCGTCTGTAAGGACATGTCCACCCAGATCAGCAGCCTCTTTTTCAATTGACTCGTTAATTGCCGCAGATAAATTTTCATAACTTAAAACAATTCTGTCTGGAGTGTACTTAAATCTTGAACCGGCCACATATCTTGGAGTTCCACGCATTTCCATGTAAGTTGTGGTTCCACCATCTGTATTATACTCACTGTGTGTATATCCAATAATATCGCAGGTTCTTTCGCAAATTTTTCTTGCTCTATTGTCTAGAGTTGGAACAATCTGGTTATATTCATTACCATTTGTATCAGTAAATGTCTTGTCAGTAGCATGACTGATTAATACCAGACCATAGTCCATCTGGAGAATTTTTCTAAGGCATTCATCAAACTCGGTTTCAGCCATCTTATAACCCTTACCATAAGGAATATCGCCAATATTATCATAGTCATGCTGTGCATCAGATGCCTTAGCACAAACATACTTAACACAATAATCATATGCGATATCGGCAGTGTCTACAACAATAGTAGAATACTTTTCTTTTGCGGCAGGGTTCTCGAGTGCCTTTAATAACTGTCTAAATTCAGACCAACTATTAATAGGCTGAGCCATTACATTAGGAATGGCTGAATAGCCCTTTTCAAACGCTGCAAGCAACGCCTTCGGGAACTTAGATGCTGTTGTTGTTTTACCGCTTTTAGGCGTTCCATATAGCAATACGGAATATCCTCTCATATCACGGCTTACCTTATTAGGCTGGATATTTAAAATATCAATCATTTCTTGCTACCTCCTAGAAATCGAATGTGCCAACACTTGGCTGAGCTACATTAGTGGTTGAACCAAATGGTAAACCATTTCCATTGCGTGACGCCTTATATTCATCATTTCTCTGTTTTAATGCAGCTAAAGCAATTTCTCTATCGGCAATTGCCTTTTTAAATTCAGAAACAGTAATTGTGGATTCATCATCCCAATCATATGGTTCAGCCTTGGCCCAAGTTACTACAAAATCTTTGCGAGAACTCTTAACTTCTCTTACACTTGGTTCACCAAATGCGCCTTCCTCTGTAATTTGACGAGTAATTGTTTCAGAAACCTGACGACCCCTAATTCTTGTGAATACAGGGTTTTTATTGCTTGCATCTAAACCTTCAAAATAATTCATTGCTGCCGGATTAGTTACTGAGAACTCTACTGGTAATAAGCTATTTCTAAAATCAAAGATTGCTCCCTTTAAAATAACCTTTTCATCAGTTCCTTTTTCGCTGTCTGCATCAATATGGCGCACTCCTGTAATGACAATATCAACATCAAAAGTATTTCTTAATGTTTCATCGTCTGTAAAGTTACCATTTGTATGGGCAAATCCACCCTCATTTCTCTTAACACTAACTAATTCTTCTGTGCCATTTCTATCGGAATAAAATTCATTTAAACCAATTGCAGAATCAATTCTAATTCTTGTGGCCTTGTCTGCACCATCAGACATAATTGTCTTAAATGTGCCGTTAATAATATTAGCTAATGTAGTATAAGTTGGATTATCTTTTCCTGTGCTTGTGGTAGCCGTTACATAGGTGTAATGAACTGGAACAATATTAATTAACTCATTATCCGTTGCTACTTCAATCGTTCCTGAGATAAACTTTGTTCCTGGAGTTTTAGAATTTGGACCTGATACCTTTTCTTCCAAAGTATGATTATAAATCAAACCCTCTACATGTGTCGCATTAATTAATTTCTTCATACTAATAATTTCCTCTTTTCTTAATTAATTGTAAAACTTTTTCCTTTTTCTGTCAATACATAAACGGCAGGGTTGTTACCAACCTTTTCTACATACCCATCTGTGATTAATTTTCTCATTGCTCCAGACACACCGCGAGAACTTACCAAAATATTTTCAGAAATTCTCTTAGATGTTAATCCAGTAATACCAGACGTCTGCATGTAACCAAGAACTAACTTACCGTTATCAGTTATTTCTGGTTTCTCCTTTTCCTCCGCTGAAGATGCTCGCAGCGCCTCAATATAAGTCTTAGCGTCATCATTCATAAATTTTGCTGTCTCATTTGGCGCAGCTGCCATCAGGTTGTCCAAAAATTCTAAAAATTCCTTTTTCATTCCTATCTCCATTTCTTATACCATATTTATTATAACATTTTTTATTTATAAAATCAAGTCTTGCGCATACGGGAGACATTTTATCCTAGAAACAAAATACTCCCACTCTGGCCCGCTTTCTAATGCGTTATTGGCTGTTTCAATTATCTTATGTAATTCTTGATAACTCATACCAATTTGACAAGTTGTAATTTCTTGTTCAATTACAACATTTGGTACATTTGCGTGATAACGCAATCCATTCCATGTTGCGCGATTTGTAGTAACGTCCATAGTTACCCAAATATTACTTCTAAATGTGGCCTTGTGCCAAGGTGGTAGTTTTTTAATCATATCCATATCATTTGGGCCAATAGCACAATACTCGCACATTCCCTTTTCATCTTGATGAATTAAAATATCATTTAATTCTGCAATTGCGTCAAGCCTAGAATTAGCTCGTTGTTTGGCAATTTCTAATACATCAAGGTATGGCGCAAATCCAGCATTGGTATCTGACTTAGAATAAGTTCCATTTAAATGATGTAAGCCAAAGATGGCCCTATCAAGATTATACACTCTTACATTCTCTCATTTCATACTATTCATTCGTTAATGTATAGCCAGCTAAATATGGAATTAATGCTCTAGTAAATTTTTCTAATTCATCAATATAAACTGGGCACTCATTTAAGTTATAAAACTGCTGTTCAACCAATTCATTGATATAATCTTCATAACCAATAGCTTTTACTGTTGGTATACCATATGCATTACATTTTCCGGGAACTCTTTGCGGATGAGCACAAACAAATAATGCTCTTGGATGTTTTCCACATTCAGTTAAGAGTTTTCTGGTTTTACCAGTGTCATTTCCATCAATGACTCTATACATATTTTTCTCCTTATCTTACACTATAACCAAATTCTTTGGCTTTATAAAATTCCTGCCAGTATTGTTCTCGCTCGTTTAATTCTTCTGGCAAGCATTCCTCGAT